TCTCGACCCCGTTCCATATGAAAGATTCAAAGAGGTTAACGATAAAGCCAGCAAAGCCGTAGCCCTTGAGTTAGAAGTAAATAGTCTCAAGGAAAGATTAGCGGAACTTGACAGCAAAGAAACGGGAAAAGACGACTCAACTGAAGACTTCGACTGGAGGGTATGGGATAGCGAACCGCAGGAAACTTCGAAAACAACTGTAGCTGACCAGGAAGTTTTAACATGGGATCAGATGAACGAAGAGTTCGCTGATAAATTCAGAGACAGACCGCTTGAGGCAATGATCGAATACGATCGCAGAAAAGAGGCCCACAGGCGCAAGCAGATAGCTGATGCCAGGAAGATACCTGGGTATGACGAAGTTCGAAGCATTGCGGAAGAGATCCCTGACAGCATAGTAGATCAAGCTATGCAGAACCCTGAGTTCATCCGTACTATGATGGCAAAACTTAAGTCCGGTAAGAGTTTGGCACCTCTCCCTAAACCCGCAGAAACCAAACCGGCTACCGTGGAAGAGTTACTGGAAAGAGCCAGAATGGATGAGCGTGAAAAGCTTGCGAAAGAATACAATCTCAAGCTCGACACTGCTTCAGCCATGACAATCGAAGGCTCGACAGCATCCTCGGTAGAAAGCCCAGCCTATGAACTGGATAGTTCACAAAAGGCAATGTTTTCAAAAATGGGCCATAACGTTAATGATCCGGCGGTAGTGGCAAGGCTCACTAAAGGTCTTGCGCGGGCTAATGAATTTGAAACCTTTGCTGGAGGGCTATAATACATGATAGAACCACAAGAATCTAACAAGTCAAAGCGAGGCAAAGGATTCGCTGATCCTGCAATTAAGGCGAAAGCGATGGAAACCCGCAAACGCAGGCTTGCAGAAAAGAAAGCATTGGAAAAACGGGTAGCTCAAAAGGAAGCGGAAAAGGCGATAATCTCAGGTGCCAACGATGTGCCTATACCCACCGAACTTCCCACAACGCTTAAGGAGGAAGCTGTTACATCAGACATGAACAGCCTATACCCATTCGAGGGTCAAACGGAAGATTTCTTCCACGTGGAAGGGAAAGACCCCAGGTTCAAGTACTTCCACGCAGGCGGAAATGACGCCCAGAAAACATATCGTAGAGTCCAGACATTGAAACGCATGGGCTACGAAGTAGTAAGAGAGGGCGAATCGTCTGAAAAAGCTTTCGAGCAGGAGAATCGCTCCGGAGAGATGGAAAAGACCACCGGAATTCCTGGTCACATATTGATGCGGACTCCATTAGAGCTTAAGTTGAAGCGGGACCAGAAGAAGCGCAACGAAAATCAGGCGTTTGAAGAAGGTCTTCGTGACCAGGGGCAGTTCGAGGAAGTTAACGCGATGCTCAAGGAATCCGGCGTTGGTGGTGGAATGAGACAACAATTAGAACATATCCCTCAACACAAGAGGCTTGGTGAAGGTTTGAAAGAAGCAGTAAGAGACCTTGCCGCTACAAGTGGAAGAGGAAAGAAGTATTTTCACTCATAAAATTTAACTGGAGGTAAGCTTTATGGCTTTCATTCGCTCAAATAACGCCAATCTTATGAAGGCGGGGCTGGACGCGATTTTGTTTGAGCCGTGGGAAAAGGCTGACCCCTTTAAGGTAATAAACCAGGTATTCAATGTCGGTACGCATGACAGCGAATTCAAAAGGTGGATGACCATCAAGGGATTCCCGATCTTAACGAGCAAAACAGAAGGCGCGGCTTACGGTTCTGCCGACGCAAGCGAGGCCTACTATACCGATCTGAAACACGTTGCATACGGTGTGTATACCGCAATCACTCACGAGGCACGGTTAGACGAGCGTTATTCCGTTATTAACCAATTTCCCGCCGCAATGCGTGACGCTGCTGAAGCAACTGTTCACTATTACGCAGCTGCTGTATTCGGCGAAGGCTTCGCAACTAGACCGAGCTACCAGACCGGCAACCGGACAACCGCAGAGTATCTTTTCGATGCCGACCATGACATGAAAAACGGTAGCACTCAAGCAAATGAACCCTCAACCGCAGCTGACCTTACCAATACGTCCTTGTGGGCGGCGGTCAATGCGTTCTACAATTTCAAAACCGACGCGGGACTTCCCTATGTGATTTCACCAAAGGTGCTTTTGATCCCCCATCAGCTCCAGCAGACGGCGGCTGAGCTCTTGAAGTCTCAATTGATGTCCGAAAACGCCGAAAACGCCCTCAACGTACTGCGAACCGAAACTAATATCGAGCCTGTGATCTGGCCTTATTGGCTGGGGAATACTTCCGGTGGCGGTTCTTCGGGATGGTACCTGCTTGCCGATAAGGGTAAGATGGGCGACAAGTTCCCTACCCAGTTCGTATGGAGGGAAAAACCTTGGACTAAAATGACGGTAGAGGACAAAACCGATAACTATCTCTACTATATTTATGAACGATTCTCTTGTGGGTGGCCTGATTATATTGGTGCCTACGGCAGTCCAGGAGCTTAACCAACAGGAGGTATAAACTATGCCAAATCTAGGATTTAAACCATTCAGGCATCCTGGTGGAACACCCCCTGTACGTGAATATTTGCACAGCGCAAGTGATAATGCTGCTATTGCAGCCGGTGATGCGGTAATTGTTGACGGGTCTTATCCAGGCTACGTCAAGATCGCACTGTCAAACTCTGCTACGCTTTTAGGCGTGGCTCAGAATTCATGCGCTGCAAGCACTTTAGGAACTGTTAGCGTCTATGACGACCCTTTAACCGAGTTCATTGGGACATGCTCAGGTACGTCAGCTCAAACCGTGGTCAACACCGATTGCGATATCGAAGGTGGAACAGGCGCAATGTATGTAAATGAGGACCTCACAACTGAGTCAGTGTTACACATCAATGAGCTATACGATGCCGCCGCAGCAAACGGGCAGGTCGTATTTGTGATAAAACGTCACTTTAAGGGCAACGTGCCACTAACCGCATAATAGGAGGCAACTAATTATGGCCGCAAAAGGTTTTACAGCATTTCGGCATCCAGAAGGTACGCCTCCAGTACGTAAATACCTGCATAGCGCAAGCGACTCAGGAGCGATAGCAGCAGGTGACATGGTTATGGTTGACGATTCGTATCCAGGGTACGTTAAAATCGCTCTTTCGGACACCGCCGTTCTCTTAGGTGTTGCGCAGAATGCTTGCGCCGCGTTGACGGCAGGAGACATATATGTGTACGACGATCCTGCGACCGAATTCGTCGGCACATGTACCGGTACGTCGGCACAGGCTTTAATTAACACTGATGTCGATATCACCGGTGCAACTGGCGCTATGGAGGTTAACGAAGCAGGCACCACTGAGCAGGTGGTTCACATTAACGAGCTATACGACAACGCCGGGACCAATGGTCAAGTCGTGTTCGTTATTAAACGTCATTTCAAGGGTAATGTACCGCTAACAGCATAAAGGAAAACTTTCACGGATGCCTAACAACATTCGGAGGTAAAATATGGCTATAACAAACAGATTCACTCCGTACAAGATGAACAACGATAAGCTGGAATCTGGCATCCTGAAAACGGGTGTTACCAGCTACCCTGGGCAGGCGCTTGTCTACGACGCGACCGGATACCTTGACGTAGCAGTCAAGGATACGCAGGTCAATATCGTAGGAGTTTCTGCGGAGCAGACAGTGGGAACAGGGTCATTGGCCCATCTTTATTATCCCGCTGAGCAGGGCAACCAATTCCAGGTTTACATGGAAGAGGGAGCAGATACCCAAACCTACATAGGCGCGGTTGTATCCCTTGCCGATGCCACCGCTTCACTTTACAAGGACAACGCAGGTACGGCTATCAATTCAATATCATGCTGGGTTGATGCTTCAGACGAGACTTCCGCTCCGGTGTTCCTCATCGAGGGGTTTTTGGATCCCGACATGGACAGCACCGACACTCATTGTTTCGGAAGGTTCGTCGACACCGCCTATGGCGGAAAAGCTGACGACCCGCAGTATGCATAAGATAAACCAAACCCTGGGGGGCATAACGCCTCCCGGGATACCAATGGAGGTAATTGGTTATGGGAACAACCCGTTTTAACTCCCAGATTG